TACTTCCACCTGCCGTTGGTGTTCCTTGAAAAGTAAAGATCGGAGCCGTGGCGGAAAGCGTCGTCTGCTGGAAGTATTCACCCGCCACCGCCGTGTGTGTGCCGCCGTGGATATTGATTTCGCACACGATGCCAGCGTTGGGGAGCGCGTCCACCAGGGTGTCTGTAACCGTTGGATTCGCGGCCGTCGTCGTCCCCGTGGTGAGTGTCCACGAACACGTTTGTCCGATTCCCGCAACGGCCGTGACGGTTGCCGCGCCCGTCGATTGCCAGCCTGCGCTTAAAGCCAACTCTCCGTTCGTGCAGGCCGTGCCTAGATCGGCGTAGTGACTGCGCGCGCTAGCGATCCCCGTGTTGCCCAAATTGAAAACCTTCGTGACGATGCTGTTGATCGCATACGCGGAAAAATAGTTGCCGGTGTAGCCTGCGGCAGATCCGAGTTCGAACGTGTTGGAGGCGCCAGATCCGCAGGCTTGAGAGATGCCGAGAGGAAAGGAAGCGGGACAATTTTCAACACGCACGAACCAGTTAGAGAATCGATCTGTCTGAGTTGTTTGGCCTGTCGTGGCGGTGACCTTGATTCCGAAAGTTGAGTTTGTATTGTCGGCCTGAAAAATTCCTTCACCGAATTTTCCGATGCCGGCGATCCTTGTGCCGGCCACGTTTCGTACAGCGAACGTATCCGCGTTAAGTCCAGCACTCTGCTGGATCACAAGTGGAGGATTTGCACTCCCATTAGCACCAACAAACAGTGACCCACTTATGTCCTGCAAAATTACGTTAACGTATTGCCCTATCGGGGTGAGGCCGTTACCTGAACTGGTTGCTGTTCCAGGCTGCAAAAAGGCATTCGCGACTGGGACGCCGCCGATAATCGCATCTGAGCCATTGGAGTTGTAGCCCGTGATTTTCAGGTTGTACGTTCCCTGGCCGCCATTCATGTTGTTGACCATCGGAACGGCACCAGGTACGGCCGTGTCAGCGAGGGAAACGTGGTCAACCGTGATATCGACCGTTTTCAGAACGCTCGAATTGATGTTTAAGAAAGGCCTATTCCCGTTCTCCTGCAGGATGTTCATCACGATCATGTCGCCGCCGCAGTTTACGCACTCGATGCTGGACACCTGCATCTTCCCGTTGGTGCTTCCCATGATCGTGGTGAACCCTCTGTCCGTGTAGATCCCTGGCGCATCGTCTGAGGATAAAAACACTCCACCAGTTATGTATGTGCCGAATCCGCCTCCAGACGTTCGGAGTGCGGAACCATAGTTGGCGGATCCACTGGGAGAACCCTGGAAATCGATTAAGTTGACGTTCGATGGCGCAAGAACGCCAGAACCGTATACATGGACGCAGTCGCCTGCGCTGGTGAGGCAGAGGATGCTCTGGACTACAGCGGGATTACCTGATTGCCCAGTGATCTGAATTTGTGGGTTGATGCCCGTATTGTTGATCGCTGCTTCTGGCACCTTTCCAAAAACGGCGTTTCCAGTCCCAACCAGCCCTACAAATTTGTACGGCCCTTGTCCCGTGTCCCATGCGATAGTTTGAAGCGGAAACAGCTCCCCGCTAAATTGCACGACCATCCACTTAGAAATGTTCGGTGAGGTGGCAGGAAAAACCAACTGCCCAAAGTTGTAGGAGCCCAGCGGGAGATTGACGATTCCTCCACCGCCAAAAGTCGTCCTGGTGTTACTCGCGGCTGCGTTCAGTGTGGCGTTGATCGCCGCTGTATCGTCATGCTGCACAGTGTTGCCGGCAACCGTGTTGCCAGCCGCATCCACCAGGACCAGGTTTACTGTCCCAGCCCCGGACTGAATGGTCGAAACCAAATCTTGCGGTGTAGCTGCCACTGGTGGATTCGTTGAAAGTACGTCCGCTGGAACCGTCGAATTGTGGCCGAAGTCTCTAAAAGTTGGATTTTGACCAGTAACTGTTTCGACCGGCATACTCCCAACTTTGGTCAGACTGCCTCCAGTCCTGCCCCACACAATGTACTGGGTGGCATTGGTGCTGGCGCCGGTGCAGGTGACCTGATTATAGTTCTGCACTCTGACGGTGCCACCGCTTAGAGTTACGTCAGGTTCACGGCTTGCACCAAAGGCTTGCGTGAACGTGATCGTGTTCGCGGTTCCACCTGAAGTGGTAAAACGCCCGTTTGAGCTGAGATCACCTGTGCCGTACACATCGACCGTGGTGCCGGTTGGGATCGATGGCGATGTCGTTAAAGTGATAGTTACGGCACCAGCAGTGCGGACATAGCCGCTTGCCGCGATCGTGAGAAGTTGCTGACCCAGTGCGGCGTTTCCGGTGGACGTAGTGATAACAGATGTTGCGGCCGAAAGACCGCCAAGCGAATCGCGGCTGGAAACCTGGTAATTGTACGTGGTGGCACCAGGGACACCGATCGGCGTCACGGTGCAACCAGTTGGTGGCAGCATCGCGGACGTTGGCCCGCCACTAAATACGTTAATCCCCTGGCCGTTCTTAAAATCCTTTGCAGCGGCAAGCGTGAGAAGTTTCGAACCGGAATTGATCGATCCGGTGGTGTTTTGGTTGGACCCGCTAGCGCCAAAGGCTTTGACATCCCAGTACGGATCACCGGACGCGGGAGATTGAGCCTGCGTCACGATTCCAGGACAGTTGAAATTTATCGGCCCCACAGTCAGATCGGTGAAAGTCAGACAGTTCGTTGCTCCGAACGGTCCGTTATTGTTCACCTGTGTCTGGCCGAAGGTGCCAGCCGCGGTTCCGCTGCTGCTCACATTACTCAACGCTGGACAAGCCGAAAAACTGGAAGAAATTGATTGCGACGCTCCGGTGATCGTGATCGTGGCGCTGCACACTTGCGGGCCGGTGCCGAGCGGCGGCGGTATACCAGGAGTTTCCGAAACAAAAAAAGCCCACTGCGTTCCGGCTGGCGTAACCAGGGAATTATCCTGCAGCGTGATTCCACCGCCGGCGATGTTGCCGAAGGGATCCAGCGTGAACGGTCCGGCGTTGGGGTTGAATGGGACCTGGCACGGCGCGCTGCCGAAACCGTTTGCTTTGCACTGCGCCAGGTTGCTGATCTGCAGGGTGGGATTGCTCACAGGTGTGCCGGCAAACACCAGGCCGGCTTTCATGGCTCCGCCAACGTATGGGATTCCGTTCACATCCTTGACCGTGCCGCTGACTGTGGTTAGTTGCGCTGCCGCGGGAAGGGAAAAAAGACAAAGAGCGGCAAATACCAAAAGATATTTACCGCTCGTCGAGCGCACGGTGGCCCCTCCGCTACTGTTGGACATAATCGAGCACGCCCTGCACGTTGATCCCGGTGCCGGCGGTCAGCGCGCAGAGCGCGGTGCCCGGAGCCGTGTTGAACACCGTGCCCTGATAACCGGGCGACGGCGTGATTGTCGGTGGATCCGCCGAAAAGAAACCACCGGTGAGCGCGGTGGTGCCGACCGCGCAAGCCGCGCCGGTTCCAAATTCAAAAGTGACGCTGGGCACGGCGGTGCCGCCCGTGGATCGCGCGCCGAAAACGAAGCTGCACACGTAAATGGACGACGTGCCGCTGAGGGGCACCAACTGCGTGGTGGTTGCCGTGCTGATGTTCAGGAGTACGCTGGATTTTTTCGTGGTGGAGGCGCACGGATCGGAATTGCCGGCGGTGCCCTGTGCGGAGAAAATATATTCCAGTGTGTACGTAACGGCGCTGGCCCCTCCGCTGGTATAGGTGAGCGTCACGAAGGGACACGTTGACCCGGGGACGTTGAAAAACTGTGGCGCGGCCGTCGTGCCCAGGGCGTAGTTGAACGAACTCAGATTTTGTCCGGAATTTGTGATGCACTGCGCGGTGATCGTGGATCCCGCCGGACCGATGCCGCTGTAGTCATGAATGATGGTACCGGCGGAGTTTCCGTTTGGCGTCTGGAACGTGATGCTGGCCGTAGCGTTAGCCGGCGCCGTCTGAAAGGGCAGCTTGTCAACGGAGGCCAGCAGCGTGCCGGCAATGTTCGGCGGTTGCGGAGAAAAACTTCCGGTGTAGGCCGCCGAAAAAGTTGCGGCGGCGGTGCACGTCACGCTGACCTGGATGTTGGTCATGTACCCCGAGGCGGTGACGACCAGCCCACCCTTCGCGCTGGTCGGGATGCCCACCTGCAAGTCGGAAAGCCGGTAGACGTTGCCCAGGTTATCGATCCCGTCGATCTCCATCTGAAACGTGGCGGCGTTCGACGTGGCGGTGGCCAGGTGGCTGGTCTGCCCGACATTTTTGAAAGTGCCCGCGGGAATGCCGGCGTTACCGGACGTGGTGAAGTTTTGCGCCGCGCCGGTGCACGTGGCTCCGTTGGCCAGCGTTGCGGATATAGTGCGCAACGCCACGTTGCCGAGATCCTGCGCGCCGCACGCCGTGGCGACAGATAGTAAGAAAAATAACGCGATACTGCGCATCGTAGCTCCCTACCTGCTTTCAATCACGCTGACCGGCACGTGCAGAAATTTGACCCCACCGTGATGTGCTTTTTCGAATTCGACGACGGCCCAGTCCGGTTGTCCGTGGAGATAATCCACAAACTTTGCTTCCACCGGTGCGCTCTCGCCCTCGATGGACAACTTTTTATCGAGGAGAACGCGAACAAGCTGACCTTTTGAGAATTGAAGCATTTGGTGCTCCCTAAAACGCGATGTTCGCGGGCTCTTCACGGATAGAATGGAAGGATCCGCCAAGGCGGCCGCCAACCAGTTGCCCGGCGACCGCGATGGAAATGTTTTTCACCACCAGCGCCACGGTGGCCAGTTCCATGATGTGAATGCCGTCCACTTGCGAGGGATTCGAAACCGATCCCATCGACGCGATGATGTTGTCGAAATTCGGCGCGACGGTGCCTTTGGGCAGATCGAGAAAAATCTGCCAGATGATCGCGCTGGAAAAATCGGTGAAGCCGCCGCCAACGAACACGTTGGCGATGCGGCGAATGAAGCCGTTGTTTCCGCGCGGCACCTGGAAGGAAAACACGGTGGCTTGCGCGCCGATCGCCGGCAGCGGGACGCCGCCGTGGAATTCGAACGGCTTGCCGCTGGGCGCCATGAAATTCTGCACGGGGAGCTGCGGCACTACCACCGCGCACGATGGCTCGTAGATCGACTTGCCCTGTTTTCTTGTGAACGCGGTATTCACGTGATTTTTTTCCTCGTGTCTGGCCGCAGCCCCAGGCCCACAAGCTGAATCGCGTTGCCGGCCGTGGCCAGGTTGATGATCCGGGATTCCAGTTGGTCGCCGACGTGGATGTGCTGCGGCGTCAGCAGATAAAACGGCCGCTGGCCGGTGCCCAGCATGTCTTGGTTGGGAACGTCGTCATCCTGGAAGTTGGTTTCTTCACCCGGCAGGAATATCTGCGCGGCGAAGCCGGCCGCTTGCTGGGAGCTGGCCATTAGCGCGATCAGCCAGGTGTCTTCCTGGACGGTGATCTGGCCGCGGTCGGTTTGCTGCGCGCCGATCACGCCGTCGTAAATCAGAAACCAGAATGGCCGCGTGGCGAGCACGCGGCCCAGGGCGTCGTCGCGTTCGAGGCGCCAGTCGTTCGGCCAATCCGGCGTTGCGTCCCATTCGTCTTCGTAAAGACCCGGCGGGATGGGATTCACCGGCACTCCAAATACTTGGAGCATGCCCATGTGGTTTTCCTTCCCCCTTAGCTCGTCGGCGCCTTCGGCAGTTTGTCGATCTTGTAGCCCGCCAGGCAGAGCTGGATGGTGTTCGGCGCGGCGCTGCGATCGTTGAACTTCGCCTTGATCGTCGACGTCCGGTAGATCGGGTACGGCTTGGGCATCCGGAATGGCAACTGCGCGGTGCCGGCAAAGTTTTCACCGTTGATCGGCCCAGTCATCAGCGGAGAGTTACCGGCGAAGCTGTCGAACAGCTCCACGCTGTAAAGCCCCGTCTGGCTGGAAATGATCCAGCGCCACTGGAAGTCCGCGTCGTTATCCGTGGTGACGCTGGCCAGCACGCCTTGCTGGTTCGCCGTCAACTGCGCGGGCGAAATCAGGTACCAGAAAAGCTGGTCCGTGAGATCTAGCGAAACCTGCGTCGTCCCCAGGCACAGCGGACATTTTTGCGGCGATCCTGTTTGCGCGTTCGCCACCGCTCCGCGGCCCTGGCAAGCTGGACAAGTTGAATTCATGGTGTGCTTCCTTTCCTGCAGCGCCGGCGGCGCGAAATTTTCTAGCTAGTTCAACTCTGCTGCCACGTATCCGAAATGCTGCACCTGCTCGCGCAGCGTCTTGATTTTTTCGGAGTCGCGTTCCGTCTTCAGCGCTTCCCGCGCGGCCGCCTGCAGCTTTTCGGCGATCTCGGCGGTGACGATCTTTTCGGCCTTCACGAATTTTTGCTGGTTGTGGGAAGCGTTGCCGGGATGATCCACCAGCACCATCGCGCCGGCCGCGTTCAGCGTCAGCACGTGCGCGTAGAGATAGTGATCGAGCGGATGCCCCGGACTGTCGTAAACCATTACGCGATCGCCTTCCTGCATGGCTTTGGTTGGAAGTGAAGCGGTTTCACTTCCAGAATTGATTTTCGCTTCCGCCGGCTTCCCGTTGATCGTCGTGAAGGCGTTCATTTTTCTCTCTCACTTTCGGTTTTGGAATTTTCTGCAAGCCCGGCCGCCAGTGCTTTACCTCTGGCAGCCAGGCCCGCAGCTCCTCTCCAAGGAGTGGTTTGCTCTGGTCCTACTGAGCAACTCGGATCAACTGGCCGTCCTGGCGGAACCATGCGCACAGGCCAGCCGCCACGACACCGGCAGGGAAGCCCGCCGCGGCCAACGCGGTGGGGGATCCGTTGCCGCCGCCCACGAGGGCGTTGCCGCTGGGGTCCACGATGCAGTCGAACGTTTCCTGCGGGTTGATGTACTGCCCGCCGGGAAGCGCGTAGACGTTATCGGTTTCCGCCCAGCCGTTGGTGTTGGTGACGCTGGAGACGGGCGCCGTCAGCGTGCCGAAGCCGCTGGTGAACTGGCCGCCGCCGCCGGGGAGCCACGCGGGGATGCCGATGAAGTATTCCTTTTTGTTGATGCGGAATTTCACCAGCGAGCCCAGCAGGTTTTCCATGTCTTCACGATGCACGCCGGGGTGCGCCGTGCCCTGCTGGCCCTGCACGTAGATCGAAAGCGCGCGCACGATGAACGTGTACGAGGATTCGAGCTGGCCTGGCTGCACCAGCGAGCAGTGCTGTTCGCCCTTGGCAAACGCGGTGACGCCGTTAAATGCGTAGTTCGCGCCCTGCTGGAGCGTGTAGAGAGCCAGTTTGTTGAACGTGCCGCCGGCGGCGACAGCGTAGATGTCAAACAGGCTCCACACCACGAATTCCGGGATGCCGGTATTCGGGTTCTTCATCCGCGGCGCGCGGGGTTTCCCCAGCTCATACGCGGTGATTTTTTCCATGCGCCGCACGTGACGGTGGCTTTTGCCAGCGCGTCCGGCGGTTTCGATATTTCGTGACATTCGGGATTCTCCCTTCGGAATTTTCTTACTGCAGCCGGAACGCGGTCAGCAGCCGCCTGCGAAAGCGAAATCAGAAAAACTGTCTCCTGCCCCGCCGCCATTCCACGGCAGGGCAAGAGAGAAAGGGGAACTAAGCCCAGCGGCTGGCGTCGCCGGCGCTGTTGACGCCCCAGCGGCCCGTGCCGATGCCGTGCATGGCCGGCGCGGGAAGCGCCGCAGCCGCGGCCGCCGCACCTGCCCGCACCGCCGCGGCCGAAGTGGCCGGGAAGGGCGGGTTGGAAAGCGACGGATTGCCGGGGAACATGCCATACGGTCCGCCAGCGCCTTGCGGGTACGGGAAGCGATCGTCGACGTAGTACGCGAGATCGCCGCTCATTGCCGCGGACGTGGTGGAGCCGGTGGTGGCCGCGTGGTCCTTCACGATGCGCAGCAACAGGGAGAGCCCCGTGCCGATCAACGCGCCGGTGCCCCAGCCGCGTCCCAGGAAGCGTTTCAGCCCCCAGGACAGCGCCAGCCCTGCACCGGCCTGAATTGCATAGCCGGTGATGCCGGTGTTATACGCTGCGAGCTGCGGGATCAACGACGGCAGCGCGTTGCTGCCGAAGAATCCGATCGCCGCGCCGCCCACCGTCTGCAGCATGCCGCCGCTGGTGAACGTGCTGAGCCCCGGATTGCTGCTGCGCCGGCGATGATGCCGCCTGCGTCCGCTGCTGCGTCTCCGACCCTTGCGCCGAGGCGCGGCCAGAAACAGCGTGCGTGGATTCGAACTGCGGTGAATAACACGCCGGCGGCGCGAAGCTCGACGCTTCGCACTACGGCGTTTTCTGCTCTTCGCCATGTGTCCTCCGCCTGCGTTTTTTTGCGCAAGCGCGCGACGCATCTTTGCCCAGTAGCGTTTCAGCCCGCTGGGCATTTTGCGTTTGCGCGCGTTGCGGCGTGAAGGCCGGCGCTTCGCGCGGGATGAATTCACAAGCCGTACGGTTGGCATTGTTCCTTTCCCCTTTTTCTCACCAGAGGACACGCGGCGAAGCGTCACCGCCCGTCTGATGGATCTCTATCCTCGCGAGTCGCCGCCGAAAATCGGCACGCCCCCGAAGAAATGACACTCGCCCGTGGTCTGATCCACCAGGAACGCGCAATGCGTTCCACCGGCGTCGGGCCGAAATTCGATTTTCCATTCCGCCGGCTTGAAGCCGTGGGAGTCGCCGGCCTTGAACTCTTCCGGCTGATAGGTGAGGCGCAGCACCGGCTGGAACACCAGGTAGTTGCTGCCGGCGAGCCGATCGTTGGTGCGATCATCGAGCCGCTGCGGAATCATCCGCGGCTTGTCTTTGCCGGCTCGGAGAGTCACGTGTTTGTGCGGCCGCGTTTTTCCGCCGGGGAGAACGTCCACGGTTTTCCGGCAGTTCGCGTCGCAATCCGGATTCATCGCCTCTTCGGCCGTGTACGCTTCCGCGCGCCAGGTGGGATCCACCAGATCCGGCAGGCCCACGTAGCCGTCGCTGCGGATCAGCGGCGCCATGCACAGGATCATGTTCTTATCCGGCGCCTGCGCGATCGGCAGCCACTGCCCGCTGAGATCCAGCATGCGGCCGCGCGCGTTTTGCTGCGGCTGCGGACCCCATCCGCTGATGATCGGATCGCGCGGGGGAGGCGTGTACGTGTCGCACGGCCCCACGGCGATCGTGCGCATGCGGCCCAGCGACAGGCAGTTTTTCGTGCGCACCAGGTCTGTCTGGTATTTCAGGATGTCCGCCGGCGACATCGTTAAGGTTTGTGTTGCGCTTCCCATTTTTCGTTTCTCCTTGGAGAGGATTTTTCTTTTGGCCCTTTACAGCAACTTCCACAAAACAAAAAACCCCGCTGCTGGCAGCACCCAGGACGGCAAGCCCACGCCGGCGATCGCGCTGCTGATCGGGGAAAGTGGATTGGCCGCCGCTTGCTGCGCGGCCGCCGCGGCCAGATCGTCGAACTGGCTGGACATCTCCGCAATCGCGGCCTTCAGTTGTTTTGAAAGCACACACGCCGCGTTGCACGCCGACGAACTGTCTTTGAGGATCGAAGCGACCTGCTGCCGGAATTCTGTGTAGAGCTGCGTCAGCGCGGCCTTGCCGTCCGCCGGGGAAATCGTTCCGTTTTGCACGGCCTGATAAATTGCGCTCAGCCCGTCGTTGGCCGCGGGCATCGCCGCGCACTCCACTTGCTGCTCTTTTCTCACCGCGGCCGCGTGGCCGGCGAAGAGAGTGCCGAACAATCCAAGCAGTGCGCCGCCGAGCGCGACGAACGGAGCGGCCGGCCCAGTCAGTGGAGCAAGTTTCACCGCGGCTCCGCCGGCCGTGATCATGATTGCCGGCTTCAGCGAAACGGCGCCGGTGCCGCCGCAGCTCGTGGGGAGTTGGGACGCGAGCTGCAGGTTTTGCGCGGACTGCGTGATCTGGTTGTAGACCGCCTGCGTGAAGCCGGCCTTGCCGCTGACTGTGTTTTTCGGCATGGCGATCTGCGCGGCCTGGTCCGGTGTGATCGCGGAAAGATGCGAAAGCCTGCGGCGCACACGCTGGCGCGAAAGCGCGGCGCCCATCTGATAGGTGCCGCGCGGTGCCGCGCCGAGTTGTGCCGCCTGATACATTTACTTGGCTTGTCCCTCTTCCGCGTCCGCCGCGTTCGATCCGAGATCCCCGACCTCACCCACGTCGCCGACGTCGCCGCACTCAGCGCGATGCGTTTGCGTTTTGGCCGAAGGCGCCGACGTCGTCGACGGCGCCCCCTGGCCCTGCTGCTGTCCGACTGGTTTTCCGTTGATAGTGGTCAGCGTCATTGGTCCCCTCTCAGTTCTCGATGCCCGGCGAAATTTTCCCCAGCGGTGTTCCCGGCGCGGGCATGTTCACGTCCACCCAGTAGTTGCCGCCGATAAAAAAGATTTGTTTGCGCAGCTTGTCGTACATCAGCCGCGGTAGCGTGCCGTCCACTTCGCCGAATTCGTGGTAGTACTCCACTGGCTGAAACTTGCCGTGGATCTTCCGCGCCAGGTACGCGACCTCAAGCGCGTCGCCCAGATCGATGAAGTCTTTCTGTTTCGAATCGTCGTCGAGGCACGGGAGAATGTTTTGGTTGCCGCCGATGCAGTAGAGCTGCTTGCCATCCGGAGAGATGGCCAGCTTCACACCGTCGCCGTGGAAGTTGAACTCCGCCTTTTTGCCTACCGGCGTTTCCACTTTCAGGTACACCAGGTCGCCGAGCGCGGTGTAATCCAGCCGCGTGGCGGCGCTGACGTGCTTCTCCACGACCTCTTTCGGATCGTGCCCGTGGAAACCCTGGAACAGCCGTACGGCTTGCTCCTCTTCGCTGGGATTGCGGCGTGGCTTCACGCTTTTCTTTTTCGGGTTCAGCCGGGCCGCGCGGATCCGCGCTGCTCGATCGCGCGCGGTGCGCTTCTTCTCAACCGTCGATGGATTGCCGAAGATCAGCAGCTCGCCGGGATTCTTCCGCGCCTTCTCGCTCAGCGCGCACTTTGGATTTTTCTCGCCGGCCGGGTGAAGGATCTCCACCACTTTGCCGCTGCCTTTTTTGCGGCGGCCGGGAGGGAACGCGATGCGCACCTCGTGTTTCGAATCCGCGCCCGGCGCAATCGTGCGCACTTTCCATCCGCGCGGCGTTTCCGCAACGTGTTCGGTCCGCATTTTTGCCGCACCGGCCATCAGAGTTCCTTCACCAGGAGTAACGCGCCGAGCCCCAGGCCGATCGGCAGGGCATAGGCAGAAACAAAACTGGAAAGATCGAAGCTGGCCGCGGCGGCGCCCAACACTATTTGCGACGCGGTCACCTGGCGGCCAGCGTTGCCGATGGCGCTGTCGATGATGGCCTTGATGTCCTGCGCCTGGCCGTAATCGCGCGTGGTGTGGATGGTGATGGAGAAACCAGTCGCCTGCCCCACAACGGTGGAAGGGATCGTGCTGCTATCGATTTCGATTCCCCACTGCTGGGAGAGAATCGGCTTCACCGTGGCGAGGATCTGCGAAGGGTTGGCGACGTTGAGAAGGGAACTGGCCCACTGCACGGAATACGTCAGCACCGATCCGCTCTTCAGAAAGTTGCTGGGCGTTTGGGTGACACTCGACGTTGTGGTGGACGTCGAAGGCGGCGTGATGGGTTGCGGTGCGGCCGGCGTCTGAGGATATGCGGCAATCTGTGCGACAACCGCTCTCAGGTCGGAACCACTCAGCGTGGTGACCACGTTGCCGTTGGAGTCGTATACATTTCCGTTGGTGACGTCGACCAAAGTCCCATCGGCGTACTGCACGATCGTTCTATCCGGCGTGATCGTATAAATCGGATCGACACCAGGCACGGCACCCATCCGGCCCAGTCCGCCCATGCGTTTCGTTGGCGGCGTGGAGATCCCGCGCGCGGAACATCCGCAGCCCATTCGGCCGAGGTTCCACTTGCGGTTATTCACCGGCGCCGGGTTTTGCAACAGATACACGTCAGCTCCTCAGCTCACGAAGTGCGCGGCGAACTTTTCCGCCACGCGAGCTGCGCGGATGTTTGCGACCGAACAGAAACGCGGCCAGCGCGAGCGCTCCGATGCCCAGGCCGAGCGCTGTGGGATCCAGCGTCACCGGATCCGCGCCGAGGCCGCCGCCGGGAATGAAGCCGCGCGCCATCGCCTGGTTCGGCCGGAAGAAACGCAAGCCGCCGCCAGGCAACAAACCGGAAAGCGTGGAGGTGGATCCCCACTTTGTGTTGATGGGGAAATACCCGTTCGAATTGCCGCATTGTGAGGTGAGGTACATTAGCGCCGCCTTCCTCCGCCGCCGCCGAGCGCGGTCAGCGCAAACAGGCCGGCGCCTGCAGCGAGCAGTGTTGTGGGGCTGAGCCCGAAAATTGTTCCGCTCGGCGCGGCGGCCGCTTTGTTGGTGGCGTTTTGGTAGCTCTGCTGCCAGAGCTGGTTCACCACGCCGGCGGGAACTCCTGCAGCGATCGCGGCTTGCGGGCTGGGAAACCGCGCCAAACTGGCCGTCCATGTGCTATAGACCGTGGCGGGATCCAAGCCGGCAGCGATCGCCGCTTGAGGAGAGGTGTAGTCCAGCGGATTCGTGGAAGGCCTGGTGGCCGGCACCGTGGTGATGCCGCCGTTCGAAGCGCTGCCCGTAACAGGGCTTGGATTCTGCGCGCCCGTACGAACCGGCGTATTGAGCGCGGCGGTCCACGCTCCGCCATTCGCGGCGCACTCCGTTGGATCCGAAAACAGATCCAAAGATTCTGCTGTGGTGCCATCTGCAGAGAAGTAGGTGCAGTAGCCGGATGACGGTGCATCGCCAAGCCCGCGCAGCCCGCGCAGCCGCCACGGTTGCCCTGTGCTGCTGGCGCCCATGCGGCCCAGATTCGGCAAACGCACCGGCTGCAATCCCATGCGGCCGAGATTCCACTTCCGGTTGTTTACTCTCGTATTGGAGTCCATCAGGTACATCAGCGCTTACCCCCTGAAGTGACTTTGTAAAGCAGCAGCGCTCCGCCGCCGGCCACGATCCAATTCGGGATCCCCGCAAAACCGATCGAGGACAAAAGCGAGTCTTGCTGCAGCCAATCGAAAATTTCTTGGTAGCCACTGCTCGCTGCAGCGGGAGCGATGCTGACGTTCACCGGTGGCGGTGCGGTGGTTCCAGCGGGAGCTGCGGTGCTGGCGCCTGAAGAAGAAGGTGGCGGCGCCGGCGGCGTGGCGCTCGCGCCCGTGTTGTACGGCGTGCCCACGTTGATCCACTTCGCCTGCGAGGGGCTGTACTGCCAAAAGGATCCGTCCGTGTTTACGAAGATCTGGTTGGTGGAATAACCGGAAGGAACTGGCGTGCCGGAATTCGCGCTGACGGGTGGCGCGGTCACGGGCGGCATTGGTGCGGGAAGAATCGGCGGCCGCGGCGTTGTTACCGGCAACTTGATCACGGTGGAAGTCGTGCTTACGATCGGTTGGTTCACCGTAGGGATCGGTGCCGGCGCAACGGGACGGATGACTGGCCGGATCGAGCTGTCATACCGAATCGATGGCAGCGAGATCGCCAGGCCCATGCCGTTCATTCGTCTGTGGCCCTGAAGGTACATTCCGAGTCAGCGTCTCCCTGCCAGCAGCAATGCGCCGCCGACTATCGCGGCACCAATCAAAAGCGTGTTGGTGGAGATCCCACCCACCTGGGAAGTGATCGGCAGCAAAGAAGGCGACGCGGCTCTTTGCGTCATGGACGTGGTAGGCACCAGGTTGTACGGCGAAGCGCGTTCGGCCGTGATGATGTTGGCCGCGCCGGTGGTTGCGCCCTGAATCGCGGTCGACAGTCCGCTCCAATCGAAGCCATCGTCGTCGCCGAGCGTGCGGCGAAGATCGTCTCGACTGAAATCGGAAAGCGCGCGTCGCGCGGCCGGCACACCGTAGTTGCCGAGGCCGATCGGCGGCCGCTTGAACTGCTGGTGCGGCGGCGCCACGGGAAATTTATTCAGATAGGTACCGGTCATTTCTCTCGCCGGCATTCGAAAAGGCGCATACAAGTTCGCGCGCCAGGCGCCGACCGGGCCTTGGCCTGGTGCGATGCTGTTCCGCACGTTGCCCATTCCACGCATGTCAGTGAACTCCTCTGAGTCCACGCACCACACGCGCTTGCGCGAGTAATGTTCCGGACTCTTCCCAAACGCGGGATGCCGACGCGCGGCGTCGAGCGCTACCCAGCGGCCGTTCACTTCCGCTTCGGGATAGACGTGGGAGAATTCGCCGCCCGGATCCGTGGCGATCGTCACGATGCGGCAATCGCATCCGATCGTTTTCAGCAGGGAACAGATCAGCACCGTGTGATCGTCGCAATCCCCGATGCCCAGCCGAATAATGTCCGCCGCGCCGTGCAGCGTTTCGTTCCCGTCGACGTCGCGCGTGAAACGCAGGTTGCGCCGCACCGCTTCGTAGATCGCGCGCGCTTCGCCTTCCCAGTCGTACGCCGGCACGTTCGCTTTGCGCAGGATCTGCGCCGCCAGCTCGTGCACCTTGGGATCTTGTTTGCCCTGGTGAATCAATCGACGCATCTGCCGGATGGTCTGCTCTACTCCGGGATCGCCGTCGAGGTGCGGTATGCGCGTGAGTTTCATTCATCGAAAGGTTGGCGGCGGGTGCTTCGCGGGCTTGGAATGGCTCACAGGCGGCCCCGCCACCGCACAACTTGCCACCTGCGGCAACAATCGGGCCGGTGTGCTGTTCTGTCAAAGGCTTGCACTCAGAGACGAGATAGAACGCGCGCTGAGACGCGACGAAGGGAACTCTGAACAGTCCTTTACGTTGTGAGGTTTGCTGAGTAGTGGTATATGTAGGGTGCTTCGCGGTAGCGGATGGCAATGGGAGAAATACATTGCCGAGAAAAATCGACGCCTCACCGGCCACGCCGGTGATCAACATCAACACCTCTGCGCCCGCATCCTCTCCAGAAACTGAAAAACCGGTAGTCCCGAAGGAAGAAAAGGAAATTAACTGGTTTTTCACCGAACTCGCGGACAAACCCACGCACGAGTGGGGAAGGGTCTGGAGTTTGGAGCTGCACCGGTTGAAACCGGATGTGCCAGGAGTACCCGGTACGAAAGGGTATCTGCGTTTGTTCAGCGAGCCGGTGACGCTGGAAACGATTCGCTCGAATTTCGGCGGCGGTCGCTTCCGCCTGAACCTTTGCAAGAACGGCCGCTGGCACACCAGCCACGAATTTGAAATCGAAGGCCAGCCTATCTACGACCCGAATCGCGAACGGCCGGCGGTGAACGGCAACGCGGCAATCAGCGGAGACTTCCAGAAAGAACTCGTCAGTATGCTGCGCGAAGAGTTGCAACGCGGCCGCGACGGGCAAGCGCCTGGCGGAGAGGAAGTGATCAAGATGCTTACCTCCGCGAGCGAAAAGGCGATGGAGATCGTCACCAAACAGACGACGCCCGCAAGCGATCCGGCCGCACAGTTGAATGCGTTGCTGAGCGCCGCGAAAACTCTCGCGGATCTCCGAGCCCCGCAAAGCAACGGATTGGGCGAACTGGGCCAGTACATCGGTCCTCTGCTGAAAGCCGTCATGGAAAAACTGGTGACCCCAGTGGATCCGTTGGCGGAGTTGCAAAAAATGGCCGGGCTGATGGACGTGCTGGAAAAAATTCGCGGTGGTGCCGGGGACGCGCCGCCGAAAGATTGGCGCGCCGCGGCCGTGCAGGCCGTTACCTCGCATCTGCCGGAAATCCTGGACACGTTCAAAACAACTTCCGCGAACACTGTCGCCGCGAATCAAGCACGCGCGCGCGCCGCGGAAGTGATGCGCGGAGCTTCACCGGCCGCCGCTGCACCCACAGCGCCGCCAGCGAACTCCGCACCTGCAATAGCCGCAGTAGCGCCGGCGGCGCCGGTGAATTCGAACGGTGGCTTGCGCCTGGTGCCGCGCGATTCGGTGGACGAAGCGCCGCCGGCACCCGAGCAGCGTGCGGAAACCGCCACGGCCCAACCACTGTCAGTGGAAGAGCACCGGCACGCTTTGAAAATCAACGTGGTAAATTTATTCATGCACGGCGCCAGCGGCAGCAGCATCGCGAGCTACGTCGAGGATGTGGATCCAGAATTCGCGGCGGACTTCGGCAAATACACCACGGACCAGATCATCAGTTTTTTTGCGACCGACGAAATCCTGAAGGTGATGGTGGATTCCAGGCAGCCGCCAAGCGATCCCACTTTTCCCACGCGGCTGCATGAAGTGCTCGCCGACGCGCGCGAGTTCGTGAACGAAGGCCAAGAGATCACCGTCAACTGATACTCGTTGTGCGCAATACTGCGCACTATTGCGCAACGGGTTTCCACAGCGGTGGTAACTGAACCACAACCTGTGGGCAAATCTTCGTGTTGACACAATTCCTTGTGTGCCCGTATCCTCGCCATCGATCCGTCCGCTAATCGCAAAGCTGATCGGGAGCGGTGAACGGCCTGGCAGGTTGGCTCCGCTCCCTTCGATCAGCCCAGTGATTCCGCGACCGACCTGCCAAAATGTCCACTGTCCCATTCACGCGCGCGCGCCAAGTTCCACTTCCCAACGATCTCCGAGAAAAACTGCCGACCAACATAGACGCCGAGCGATCAATCCTCGGCGGCATCCTGCTCGAGAACAAATCGATCACGGTTGCCCTGAAGGAACTAAAGGCCTCGGATTTCTCCGTTTCTGAAAACCAAATTATTTTTCAAATGATGTCTTCGATCGCCGAAGAGCAAACCGCAAGGGAAGAGACGCTGGCGATCGACCTGGTGATCCTCACCGAACGTCTGCAGGCGATTTCGAAACTGGAAGCGGCTGGCGGAGCCGGTTACCTGGCGTCGCTGATCGACGGCATGCCGCGCGTCACCAACGTGGCGCACTACGCGAAGATCGTTCGCGAAAAATCCCAGCAGCGGCGGCTGATGCACCTGGCCTACAGTCTGCAGCTCAAGGCTGCGCAAGGCCGCGACGGCGAAGACGAAGGCATCGAGTCGATCATGAAAAGATCGATTGAGGAGATCACCGCGATCCGGGAAGAGAAGGCCTCCACGGAAAACCCGGTGGTGGTGGTGCCATACAGTGAGCTGCTGACGCTGGAACTTCCGAAAGCGGATCCTTTGATCGAGCCGCTCGTGACGCGCGCTGGCACGTTTATGATTTTCTCCTGGGCCGGTTGGGGAAAAAGCTGGATCGCCACTCACCTCGCGTTTGGTGTTTCGAATGGTTTGGATGTTCTGTTCGGCGGGCATGAAGGACCTGGTGGACACTGGCCCGTCTATGGTCCGATGCGCACGCTGTATCTCTACGGCGAAATGCACGGAGAGAAAATCCGCGAGCGGTTGAAACTGATCGGCAAACACTTCAAGACGGAGCCGAATTTTTCCGACCTGGCCACTGTCTCCAAAGACTATCAGCGGATCGCGCGCGCGCCGCGCTGCGCGCATGCCTGGCGGCCGAGCATCAAGGACGCGCGCGACCGGAGATTCATCGAAGAGTTTCTTTCAGGTGAGGGTTATCCGTTCCTGGTGCTCGACAACATCTCCACGCTGTGGAGCGCCGCGCAGGAAGATCAATCGCGCCAGGTCGCGGAGCTGAAAGAGTGGTTCATCGATCTAAATTCGCGCGGGATCACGGTGTGCTTCCTCCAGCACGCCGGCAAGGGTGGAGATTTTCTCGGCGACTCCGCGCAGGTCCACATTCTGGATTCGTACATCAAGCTGGAACATCCCGGAGACTATCGGCGATCGCAAGGCCTGCGCGTGGTGCTGAGCGTGGAGAAGATCCGCCACGAGCTGCGCGATCCGCACTGGGGCGTGCCGTTCGAAGCGCAGCTCGTCACCTCGCCGGAAGGCGGCGCGGAGTGGTTGACGCGGCCGGCGATGAGCGCGATGAAGAAAACGGTTTTCGAAATGTTCTCGAACGGCGCGCCACCAACCGAAGTGTTGCGCGCCTTCTCGATCCTGAAGCGGCCCACACTCTACCGCTGGCACCACGAGTGGAAAGAGAAGAAGTCCTCCGACACCACGTCCTCCGACGACGATGAACAATAGAAAAAAAACGGCGGTGTTCGATCTCTTCTCAACAAGTTTAACACCCGCCGAAGTGTGGAGAATGGTGCCCGATCTAAAGCGGTCCACCGTCTACCGCTGGCATCTCCAGTGGAAAGAAACTCTCAAAACCACGAACTAAGACAAAATAAGACAATTAAGTGAGACACGCCTAACCCATTGGTGTGCCTACACTTATCCAGTGTGGTGTCCGTTACACAAAAACCCTGAGACACGCCACAACAAACAGAAAAATAGGGAGTTAAAAACAATAAAGCCAGAAGTCTCACCCTAACCCCACTCCATCGAATTCTTTTTGCGTGACTTGCACTCAATCTTAGACCCTCTCACCCACACACCCTGAGACACAAAATAAGAAAAACTCTTTCTTTCTCTTAGAGTTAGGCCTTGATTTTAAGGTTTTTGGATGAGACAACCTCTCTTCTAAGTCATGTGTTTGTAACAAAAGCGACCGTGAACGCGAGACAGAGGCGCGAGACAGTGCGAGACACCCTGTGCCCATGCGGCGATTTCGAATTTCCGAATCGAAAAAAGTTGTCTCACTATCCAAAGTCCTATTGACAAGGATTGAAATGTTTGAAATAGTGCGCGTATGGCCAAGGGCGTCAAGATCGGCGAGCAGCTCCGGACAAGCCTAAACGACATTCGGATGAAGTACCGGATGTCCTTTGAGCAGATCGGCCGGCTGACCGGGCTCTCCCACGCGACGATCCGCAAGGTGATCGTGAAGAAGGGAACGGCCGTCCGTGACGTCCACCGCTACGCTCTCAACGAGTTTGTGGAAAAGGTGAACTCAGGCGTGATCACATTCACCGAGGACCGTAAGGCAGTCGTCCACGAAGCGGTGGCGGTGCCAGAAGGGAACGGCGCCCGGTCATGAACCTCGACCTAAAATCGGCCGCGATCGGTCTTGCCCTGGGTTTGGTGGTGTGCGGTGGCTGGTACGCCGGATCCACGCGGCCGGTGATCCAGAGGCTGGTGGAAGAGAAGGCCCAGGCGACCGGCCGCGCCAATCAGCTCGACCAGGAAAAGACTCAGTACAAGACGGCCGCGGAACACTGGTTTGCCGTGTCCAATAGCCAAACCCAGCAGGTTGCGCCACAGGATCCTGCAGTGGCCATGCTCAACGCCGTCAAGCCTGGCTTAGGCACGATCGCCAGCCAGCTCGGAAAATCCTTAACACCCGCCCCGACCAGCGCCGCAGCCACGCCGAATGGATGCCCATCCGAAAGCCCGATCATGGCGCGCAACAATCAAGGGAAGTGGGAGTGTTTCAGCGTTTCGCAAGGTCCTGCCAATCGGGACGGTGCGCAATGACCTGCCTGATTTGCAAGTTAACATATTATAGCTTGACGGGTGTATTTAAGTCGTTACCTGCCCGCTCCCTGTTTACTAGTTTAGTTCTATCCCCCGTACCATTCCAGTTACTTATATCCCGGCCTAACGTACCCTCCGTTCGATCAATCCCCATCCCCCGGAGGCTTTATGGATTTGTCCATCCAACAGATCGAGGACGCCGCTGCTGGCATGAAAGAAGATCTGCAGCGCAAAGCGAATCAAGGAATTTTGCGCAACGACCTGAATCGCGCTCTGACGGCTCTTGCCGGCATCGAGCACATCAACCAGTTCGTCCACCTGTTGGAGATCCGGTCGCGTTCGACGTTCGACCAGTACATGGCCACCAGGCGCGGCCGCGGACGGCCGGCTGGGCGCGGACGCCGTGGACGACGTCCACCAAAACAATTTCCGTCGCAGACCCCTTCAGATTAACTGACTGCGATGGAGTAGGGGAGTGTCGGCCGCAACGATGAGCCGGCACTCCCCTTTTTTATTTGCGATCGGAAAACAGAGCCTAGCCAGGAGGCGGATCGATGCCAAGGAAATACATTCGTAAGACGGGGGAAGCCGCGCGCGCGTTGTCTCCGGACGTTCGCCGGCGCCTGAAAGAATTCCGCGCGCGTCACGCCGCGAGACTCGGGTTTTCTTCTCTTAGCATTCCCGCGCTGAAGACATCGATGAGCGCTCCCTTCACCTGGGAGACGTTGAAACGCGCGATGGAGGGGAAGAAGGTCCGCGCCGACAACTGTCAGTTCATCGAAGAGTTTCTCGATCGCCACAGCGCTCGACGGCCACAGCTTGCCCTGGGCCTTGATCGAAAGACTGTCTCCGCCGGCGAGAGGGAGTACGAAGAAGCCGCGCCGCAACCACGTCTCGATCGGGATCTCGTTAGCAGTCACGGTTATCCACTTTCACAGCGGGCCTTAAGCCCCAGAACCAGCGCAACGGAAGAAGAAACCCAAGAGGCCTTGCGCGAACTCGACAGCGACGTGGTGGAAGAAATAACGCACCGGGGATCCCGATGAGTCCCACCAAAATCACCAACTGCACCTACTGCAAAAAGATCATCGTCGAGCTGCCGGTGCCGGACAGCGTGGTGACACTCTTCCCGGAATTCCACCGCGCCTATGTGAACGGCCTGCCGACCATCATTGCAGACGGCATCTGCGATCACTGCCGAGCGACAAAGTTTTCCGAATTTCCAAAGAAGGTGACCCATGATCTCGCCCAAAAATAAATTGTGGTTGCGAAAGCGGTTGCTGATGGCGCTGCGGTCGATTCTGTGGACCGCCGACGAATGGCTGCACGCCGCGGAGTTGCGGCTGCGCGACGATCTTGCGTGCATTTCGAGTTTGCCCACTGTTGTAGGCAGCGCGGCAAAACGCGAGCCGGAAGAACTGGTGGGGACCCGCTCTCCGGCTCGTGTCACTTTCCAAGAGTGGGAGGCGCGCAAAAGCGGCGTGGACGTCTCCGCCCGTCCACGTCGCCGACGCGCGCACGGATCCGCCGCCGACTTCGACCGCGAACTCCGCGAACGCTTTTCCCGGAGCGCGTCATGACGGAACTGTTTGCCAGAGTCGTTGCTATCCAGATCTGCCCGCGCGGGCGTTTCGTACTCCTCGACGTGGACTCGCTTCCGAAAGACCGTGTTGTGCTCGGCCGCTTTCATATTCCCAGCGAAACGCTGCAGCTTGGCGACCGCGTGAAGTTGTCCGCTCAGCTCTACGTGAAACCACCGGCGGTGCAGCCGTGACGCACTCGATCAACGGAAAGCCGGTGCCTCAGTGTGGCGACGAATGCTCTTGCCCATCACTGGCCGCCAGTCGCCAGGCGCCGCCCAATCCTCGTCTCAGCGAGCTGCAAATGTACGCCAACCTGGTGGACGCGGTTCACCTGATCGAGCGGATGATCGAACGCGCCAAATACAACTGCACCGCCGAGGAAGCGGAACTGATCTGGCGTCTCCGCTTCATCACCAGGATCCAGCCGTCATGATCGCCGCAGCCCGTGTACTCCTCTTTCCGCTTGCCGTCTTGGCGACATTTGCAACCGGCATGGCGCTGCACCTTCCGTTGTGGAGCACGTTGCTCTGCGGAATCGTCGACGGCGCACTTGCGCGCGACATACGTGATCGGCTGGGAGACGAGTGATGGGGAAAACTTCGATCGAGTGGACGGACGCGAGCTGGAATCCCATCGTGGGCTGCACGGAGATCTCTCCCGGCTGCGCGAACTGCTACGCCGCGCGCCTGGCCGCCACGCGGCTGCGCGAAACGCCGCAGTACAAAAATCTCGCGACCATGACTCTGGACAAGGGCGAGTTTGAATTGAAAGAGAGAAAACCTCGCTGGAATGGCGGCGTCCGGCTCCTGCTGGAACGCCTGGAAGAGCCGCTGCACTGGCGTAAGCCGCGGCGGATCTTCGTCTGCGACATGGGTGATCTCTTCCACGAGTCCGTGGACGTGGAGGCAATCGGCATGGTTGTCCAGACGATCGCAAAGTGTCCGCAGCACACGTTCCAAATTCTCACGAAGCGGGCGGCACGGATGAAAGAGATCTTCTCCGGCTACACCGAATACACCACGTTTTTCAAGGGTAAGCCGCTGCCAAACGTGTGGCTGGGCGTGAGCGTGGAAAACCAGCACTTCGCCGACGAGCGGATCCCGCTGCTGCTTTCAATGCCTGCAGCCGTGCGCTGGATCTCCGCCGAGCCGCTGCTCGGTCCAGTGGACATGCGAGTGTGGCTTAATCCGCCGCCGTATCCGATAGGGCCAGGGCACTGGCCAGGAATCGATTGGGTGGTGTGCGGCGGAGAGAGCGGCGCGAACGCACGGCCAATGCATCCGGATTGGGCGCGGTCGCTGCGCGATCAGTGCAAAGCCGCCGGCGTCCCGTTTTTCTTCAAACAGTGGGGCGAGTGGGCGAGATGGGAGCCAAGTCTTGGTACAGACCACGTTCAGCACATGGCGGTGGATGGAAGGACAGGATCCTCACCTGGTTGGGTTGACGGTTACAAAAACATCACGATCACTGAGCCGATCGTAAAAGCCGGCAAGAAAAAAGCCGGCCGTCTGCTCGACGGCCGCGAGTGGAATCAATTCCCCCAGGTGGCGCCGTGATGGAAGAGGCGCGGTGCATCGGCTGCGGTTGCACGGAGAGTTCGCCGTGCCTTGTCCGATCCTCGCCGTTGGCGCTGGTGTCCACGGGCACCTGTTTCTGGACGTGGGTAAGCGATAACGAGAAATTCGGGCTCTGCAGCGCATGCGCGACGAAGCCGATCGAGCAACTAGCGCCAGGATTCCTGGCGGCCACAAGGGGGATGTCCACATGACGCGCGAGGAATTCAATGCCGAGCAGCGATTGCGCCGCGCGGATCTGCGCGCGCGGGGTATCTGCCCGGACTGCGGAAAGGGCAAAGCCCACGTGGACGAAAAAAGGAAGCGCCACGTGTGTTGCGAAGATTGTCTGGAAGCGCGCCGCGTCCGCAGCCGCAACGGCTCGAAGCCGCCGCTGATCAAGCTGATCGAGAAAGCGGAGGCCACGCAATGATCGATCCGCAAAACACGGCCATCACCATTCACGGCGAGCTGGTGGATCTGATCAATAGCGGCGAAGCCGTCAACCTCGGCCTGCTCGTCTACGACGTCCAGGACGACGCGCTGAAATTCATCAGCTTTTGTTCCGAGTCGGGCGCGATGCTGGCCAAATTCGGCATCGCAACGCAGGTGATCAAGTGATGGGGATGCCAGCGCAGTTCAAGATTGTGGATTTCACCGAGCAGAGCGTCCTGATCCGCGACATCGGCCCGTGGGACCAGTGCTTCACCATCACCAACGACGCGGAGAGCGTCGTCGCACGGATACTGCCGATCCTTGGCCGGCTCTTTTATTTCGACAGCGAAGGCGACCTGGCCGAGCTGCTGGTGAAGGATGGAAAATTCGCGGGCTTCGTCCGCGCGGAGCAAGTGCCGTGAGCCACGAAACTCCAACGCATCACTGCCCCTGCTGCCGCCACCGCTTCGATCGCGCCACTGATGCTTCGAATCAAGAGAGGCGCCCTGAACCTGGCGACGTAACCGTGTGCTTTTACTGTCTGGAAGTTTTGGTTTTCACTGAGGCGTTGGTTGCTCGGCTCCCCACGCAGGAAGAGTTGACACAGATCCAGTCCAGCCCTTCGTGGAGCATCATCGAACACATCCGGCAGGCGAGACGGCACCAGATAGCGGAGATGAACTGATGAAAGCGCTGACGCTTTACGAACCGTGGGCGGCGCTGGTGGCCGCCGGATGGAAAGAAGTGGAGACGCGCGACTGGTACACCAGCTATCGCGGGCCGCTGGCGATTCATGCGAGCGTGCACCCCGCGGACAAGGTGGAAACTTCGCGCCTCACGTTTCTGCTCGGCTCCAAGGGGCACGTGTTGCCGGAATTCCAGATGGGCCGCGTGGTGGCGGTGTGCCGGATGGCGGCGTGCGTGCCCACGGCGCTGGTTGGGATCCGCTCGCAGCAGATCAAGCCGCAATTTTCTCCGAAGCACGGCTGGGAAGTGGAGCTGCAGGTGGGAAATTACGATCGCGGACGCTGGGCGTGGATCCTCCGCGACGTGCAGCGGCTCGAAACACCCGTTTTTGTCCGCGGGCAGCGCAAACTGTGGGATTGGACGCCCCCGGAAGGCACCCTGCCTCCATCCGTTTCCACAGACCCCGCCATATCCAGCCCCGCTTCGAAAGTGGGGGTCTGAGACGCCGTGGGAGCCATCCTCAAGACCTGGCCAGCCTTCATGACACCGAAAAAGGTGTTGGAAGTGTTCACGCACGATTGGGGCAATTTCTACTTCACGCTCGGCCGCGGCAAACCACAGCGGGGCGACGTGACGCAGATCTACCACACGCACCGAGGAATCATCCTCGGCCACTTCGACATCAAGACCATCGTGCGCAACCTGGGAGACAACTTGCCGGAGCTGACAGCGATCGACGGCACGGAAAGCGAGTGGCAGATCAAGCTGATGAATTGGGTGGCTGTCTGCCCGCCGCCGTTTCACCCACTCAAAGAGAAGATCTTCCACGAAGGTTTCCGCGGCTGGCGCTATTTCGACCTGGAGACTCACCGTGGCTCGATCGGCGCGAAGGTCCAGATCTAAACGAAAAGAGAAGTGCGATTGTCCGCGCTGCCGTCGTGTGCCCACAGCAAATAAACGCTGGGGATTCGATGAAGCGTTGGTGCCGAAAGTCCACTGTCTTTTCTGCAAGCGGCCGATCGGCAACGAACCGTACAGGCTCGACACCTGGTTAGCCCGCTTCGGCAATATGTTTTTCATTCACAAGCGTTGTGATCGGAAAAAATAAAACGGGGTGCTCGCATGAAAAAGTCTTCCCCTACAAAATCGACGGCCGTCAAAGGATCCAAAAAGCGGCCGCGCGCAGCGATCGCCAGATGTAGGGTATCGCCGCCGGTGATCTACGTGCACGAGCGCGATGCACAGCACCCGTGGCGGGATCCCTTCATCAAAGCCCACCTGCGAAACAAGCTGGGATATGTGTATCTGTGCTGGCGATCGGGAAAACGAGTTCGCACGTTCTATCTCGGCAAAGCGCCCCGTAGTTCCCCTACGGCTGCAGATCCCAGCTCCGCCGGCGCCGGCGAGCGCCGTAGGGGAAAACGCGAACTCTAAAAACACAAAGGCCGCCCGATTTCTCGGACGGCCTTCGTGTGCTCTGACGGAGTGCGAGGCCGCCCAGGGTAAAACGGCCGCGCGGGAGGAAACTACGGGGAGACGCGAGCCGCGGTCGGGCAGCTCGCGCCGGGGTGGAAGATCCTACTGCTCAGGCGTCAAGCTGGCCGTGAGCGTGTCCGGTGCGGTGGCGACCGGGGCAATCACGTCGAAGTCGACCGAGCCCACCAGGTTGTTGCTGGTGTCCGTCACTTTCACGTTGATCGTGCCCGTCTTGCCGTTGCCGCTGACGCGGAAGATCGTCGGCGTTTTCTGATCCGGCGTTCCCGGCACCACCACGATCGCGCCGTTTTGTCCGTTCGCGTCCGCGGTGGGATCCGTCACGTCGACCTGAAACGGCCCGGCCGATGGAAACACCTGGCCGGTGGCCGCGAACGTTTCCAAGATCGCGAGCACCAAGCCTTTTGTTGCGTTCGAAAAAATCTGCACATTGCTCATACGAAACTCCCTAAAAGTGGATTTGCCCACGAAGCTCGAAAGCGCCAGCGCGATCAGTTCCAGGCGATTCTTGTCCGCCCGGTTTGCCCGCCGCGGATAGAGAAACAGCACCAGGCGATCCGGTGCGTGGCGATGATCACGCTTTCGGCGCATCGGGAATCGGCGTGAACGTGGGGAGCGTGGACACGAAGGCCTGCACGGCCGCGGGATCCGCCCAATCGATCGCGACGCCCTTGATCTTCGCGTTTTCCTGCAGCACCGCCAGCGTCGCCTGGTCCGCCAGCGCGATCGCCTCGCCGACGGTCTGCGCGGTCTTGTTGTGGAGCTGCTGCAGGTAATTCGCCGCGATGCCGATCAATCCCAAAACAAATTGCAGTCCCATCGTGTCCTCCTAGAAAAAATCTCTACCACTCACTCGCGCCGATCGAAAGCGGGCGGCTTGGATGCCCGTCCACGTGAGGCAGCAGATCGCGTACGCTCTGCTCGCTGATCGGCGTGACGCTGTACAGCGCCGACTTCCCGAAGTACCGCGTAAATCCCGGCCGCTCGACTTCGTTGTTTTTTAGCAGGTCGGGAACATCGACGCGCACCATGCCTGGGAAATCAATGGGATCAACTGTGACGAGGCCGACAATCCGTTGGTGGCCGAATAGCTCGACGAGCGCCCAGTTACGAAGCAGCGGGACGTTCTCTTCCGGAAGTGCGTCAGGTACCACACTGAGCAGGGCTTGTGTTTTCTTTTGTGCCATGGTTGTCTTTGCATCGCTCACTACGGTTTGGTGATCACCTTCACGGAGCTGGTCTGCGTCACCAGCGCGTTGACGGTGTTGCTCAGCGTGGCCTGGGCTGCGCTGGCGTTCGCTTGCGCCACCTGCGCGTTTTTCGTTGCCTGGTCGCATGCGGCGGAATTCGCCGCCGCCGGAGTGCAAGCGTTGATCTGGATCTGCGTTGTGGAGCGGGCCACGGCTTCCACGCTCAGCACGTCCTGGAAGACTTCCTTCGCCTTGTTATAGGCGTTGCCGAGATCGTTGATCAGTGTGCGATTCGTCGGCGTCTGCGGGATCGTGCCGGCCTGGTATTGCTGCTCGGCCAGGATGGCCACCGTGCCGGCGTCCGCGATCGCGGTGGTGATGGTCTGGTGGACCGAAGCCGCGGTGATCGGCTTTTTCTGGCAGCCGGTGACACCACAGAAAAACAAAAGCAGGGTGACCGCGGACCTGAGAAATTTGCGTGGCTTCATGGGGTGACTCTCCTTTTCAACTGTTCCAACCTGGCCCGCATCGCGGGCAAAAACTGTTTCGGCGTTTTCGGATTCGCCAGCGCTTTTTCCACTCCCCGGATCAGCTCTTCGACCGTGAGTTGGTGGCGCGCCATTTCAGACCGCCAAGGCCGATCGCGGCGCGCTCGTCTTTGCAGCGGCCTCGTGCACTTTCGCTTCCGCGTCCTGGCCGCGGGCGGCGAGGATGCGCGCGGAAACCGCGTCGAAACTTTCTTCGCACCAATGCATCATCCCGGTTTTGAAGTTCAGCACCACAAGCGTGCGGCCCCGCAGGCTGCGGTGCATCCCCTGCGGCAGCGGATCCGGCACCACCCACGGACCCCACGAAGAGATTTCGTTGGCGTCCGCATAGGTGGGGATGTGCTCTTCGCCGCTGCTGGTGTTGACTAGCAAAAGTTTCACGAACATCAGTGATTTTCCTTTTCGGGAATGAGCGTGGGCGTCAACTTGTCCGGACCTGGTGGCGGATGACCATTGCCGTTGCCGGTGTTCCGCGCGCCGATCGCGCCGAGGAATGCGCCGTTCACAGCCGAAAGAATTCCAACGATGGTGGTCTGCAGTTGCGCATCGAACTGTTTCCAGAAATGGATCAGCAGCAGCAGGACCAGGCCATCGGAAATCCACAGCAGCAGGAGCTGCCCGCCCTTGCTCTCGAAACTATCGAGAAACGCCTGCCACGCCGTGATGCGGGGAAATTTATTGAAGGCGATGACATAGAACGCGAAGAGCGCGCCCACAATCACCAGCGTGTTCTGCGTGAACCATTCCCAGATCGTCTGCATGAGTTGCATCGTAAGCACGCGGGCAAACGGAAAGCTATACGAACATTTCCCCCGGTGAGGAAGACTTAGATTTTTCCAGAGGCGAAGCGGCGGATGATGGCGCGGCCGGCGGCGCGGATCGCCAGGCCCAGGAAGAGCGCCGCGGTGGTCAGCACCACCGTTGCGATCAGCAGCGCCACCGCGACGGTGGCGACAAAGCGGCCGGCTTCGTCGATCGCGTCGCAGATCTGCATCACCGAGGGAGTGATCATCCGGGCAGCGCCCCGTCAATGTTTTGGTAAATTTCCATGCGGCGGAGGCCGTTGGGGATGTACTTGGGATCGGCGGTGGGGGAGTGCGGGCGCCCAGTGTTCCAGCAGTCGAACATCTCGGAAAAATCCGCCGCCAGGTCAAACTGATAGCGCCGGGCGAAATCGGCCAGCATGCGCGTGGCGACGTCCATCTCCGAAGCGGGAGTCTGCAGCGCAACGATCCCGTTGGTGTGCAGCGCGATGGCTTCGTAGCCCATGACCTGCACCAAGCCCCAGGACGTGGAGAGCTGATCGAGCGCCACGATCATCTGCATGTTCAGCGTGCTTGAAACCTGCTGGCCAAAGGCGATGATGTTTTCCCGCGCGATCGAGCCGTAAAACGCTTTGCGGTTCAGCAGCACCGCGAAGAGCTGCGCCAGCACGCCAGGCTCGAAGCGCTTCGCGTCCGGATTGCCGCCAGATTCGTTGGCGACGAGCGCCGCGAGAAACGCCGGCGGCACGCTGGATGCCCTGCACGCGGCGTCGATCACCGCGCCCCACTTCGTCTTGATCGACTGCATCAGCTCCTGATCGGTCACTCGTCCCACCCTTCGCCGAACGCTTCCAGGTAAAACCGGCGCGCCGCACGCATCACGTCATCGATCGAGGTGCATTCGGAGGCGGGGCTGTAGTTGGCTTGTTCGATCGCCCACTGCCGGCGATCTTCGCGCAGTCGCTTTTTCTGTTCTTCCTCGGCCACCAGGCGAAGCAGCCGCGCCATCTCGTCGCGCTCCGCTTTTTTGTTTGGGAAGAGACTGAACACGGTGAGAGTGTCGATTCCGCGGCGATGCGCGTCAACACGAAGATTTCCCCCTAGTCGTTGAGGAGATCGCGCAAGAGGACAACAGCGAGCGCCGCGCCCGCTGCCACCAGGACCGGTGTAGGCACCGAAGAAAGATCCAGAGAGGGAAGGGAAGCGGCGGTTGCCGGCGGCGTGGGAGTCGAATCGTCGATCGGCTGGCCGGTGGCGGCGTCGATCGTGAGGGGCGACGCGCCCTGCGAGTTCGGAGGCGTCGAGTCCGGCGAACTGACCGACGGTGGCGTGACCCCGGCGATCTTCGCCACGTAGTTTTGCGTTTCGGCCGGCGCGTGCGCCAGCCACTGATCGCCCCAGGCGGCAATCGCCTTGCCGAGATTTCCCGGACCCCAATCGTAAGCCGCCAGCGCCTTGGCGATGTCTCCGAACCGATTCAGCAGATCCGCCAGATAGTGCACGCCGGCATCGATGTTCGCGGCGACGTTGCGGCAATCGGAAACACCGTATTGCGCGGCCGTCGACGGCAGGAGCTGCAGCACGCCGCAAGCGCCGCTGCTGGGATTGATGACGTTGCGAAAACCGGATTCCTGCTGCGCCTGCGCGAGGATCAGCGAAGGATCGAAGCCATAGCGCGCCGCAGCCTGCACCAGGAGCTGCTGGATGCTGGCGGCGCTCACCGTGTCGCCAAGCCCACGAAGCGCGAAATATGGATTGCGTCGCCTAGCCATGATGGGACTCGCCCCGCATCGGATCGGCTTGCGCGTCCGGCCGGTCCTGTTTCCTGCGGTCAAAAAACTTCATGTTGGGGCGGAGAAGGTAACACGCGACGGCCAGCGCGGCGGCGGGTTTCAGATCGTGCGCCACTTCAAATGCCTCCAGCTCCGGCGTGAAGCGATTTTCGATTTCGATCAGCAGATCGATGTCGGAAAGTTTGCTGCCCGCGGCTTCGTAAAATTCCTTGAGTTTTGCCACCAGGTCGGGATGCTGGTTGAAGGCCTCCAGATTCGCGGTGATCGGGCTGTTGTGGCTGAGGATCCCGGACTCCAGGCCTTCGGAAGTGCCGGTGCGGAAAACCAGTCTCCACATCGCGTCCACCTGCGCGCCGATCCTGCCGCGCCATTCGGCGTTGGCCAGCGCTTCCTTGTGGGTGTGGTCCTTCGCAACCGACCAGCTAAGTAGAATACTGACCGCAACTCCCACCAAAGCGATCCATGCTTCCGCCGTCATTGGCCCCCCAGGGATTTATTTCTCCTCGTCGTCGTCTTCTTCGTCTTCCGGTCCGCCGCCGACGTCGTCGTCCTCATCATCCTCGTCTTCGATGCCGAGCAGCTCGTCGATCCATTCCTGGATCGAGTCCTCGTCAAACTCCGGCAGCTCGTCGATCTCCACGGCCACGTCGATCGTTTCGCCGGCGCGGTGCGCAGGGCCGAACTGCGGGCAAACGCCGGCGTGGCCCTTGAGATCTTTTTCCGCTTCGCTGTCGTTGGGCGCCGTGAAGCCGTGGAACATCACGCGGCCGTTGGAATTTTTCTTAAAGCTGAGCAGCATCGTGGGCATGGTTTGGTTTCTCCGGTACTGTGCTCACGCTAGGTGGCGCTGCGCTCCCTGTCAACGCGAAGATTTTCTCCTGCACCAGGCAAACGATCAGCCGGCGCGCGTCCGCTATGCCGTACAGCCCGCGCTGCCGCAGTAGATGGCCGATGTGCCACTTCACCATCCGCACGCTGACGTGGATCCGATCGGAGATCTCTTTATTGCTCAGCCCCTCGGCCAGGCAGGCCTTCACGCGCTGTTCGGTTTCGTCCCGCATCTGCTACCGCCCCTTTTCGTCTTACTGAACGACGACGCTAAAGTTGGCAGGTGAGGTGGGCGCCACCCCGGCAGTAGCAGTAGATGCGTTTGGGCTTGACTCCGTGCCGTCCGCCATCACGGCCGTGGCCGCGAAAGTGTGCACGCCGGATTTCAGCGTAAGCGCGCCACTGGTGCCGGTGATGCCCGTCAGCGCGGTATTCGCTCCGGATGGCGCGGTGATCGAGAAAAGTTTCACGGGCGTGCCGCCCCCGGTGATGTCGTAGATGTTGAACTGTTTTAGACACCCGGTGGTGACGGTGGAGCTGCAGCCGTTGTCCACGCTGAAATCATAATTCAGCGTGGCCTTCACCGTGTGCGTGGCCTGTGCCGGCGCCGCCCCCGCGAGCGTCAACGCCACCAGAATCAGAACTAACAGCTTGCTTTTCATGTGTTGCCTCCTGAGTTGCTATAATTCCTTACCATGCGGCTGCCGTACACAAACGTCGAGATCCCTCTCGGGTGGCTGGTTTCTCCATTGGCCAACCGTGTGCCGCGCACCGCCACGATGCGGATCCTGCAAGGTCCGGCCAGAAATCTGCGTTGGATTGCCGGCGCAGGACAACCGAATTTTTGGCTGGGCACCTACGAGCGGGAAAAAGTTGAAGAGTTTTCTAAGTGGCTCAAACCGTCCTCCGTTGTCTACGACGTGGGAGCCAACGCGGGATACTATTCGCTCGTCGCGGCGAGGCGATCTGCCGAGGTCTACGCGTTCGAACCGTATCCAGAGAACGCTTTTTTTCTGAGAGAGCACTTTCGCACGAATAAACTGACGAACTGCAATGCCGAGGAGTGTGCCGTCGGCAGCGTGGATGGCATGGTAGCGTTCGCGCCTGGCCGAACCAACTGCGAGGGCAAGATCGATCCCGATGGCCTCTTCCGGTTTCGCTGCGTGAAGCTGGACACGTTTTGCGACGGGCACGCCGCGCCGGACGTTCTGAAGATAGATGTTGAAGGCGCGGAGCTGGACGTGCTGAAGGGCGGCACGCGAATGTTTTCCGCGAAGCATCCGGCCATCTTCCTGGCCACGCATAGCGAAGTGCTGGACCGCGAGTGCCGTGCGTTCCTGGCTGCGTTTGGCTACCGGATTCGAGATCTCGATCATCGTGAATTGCTCGCCGCAGTCCCCTGAGAAATCATGGTCCGCACCGCCTCGTGACGAAATACGTGGTGCCACCTGCCGTTGGTGTTCCTTGAAAAGTAAAGATCGGAGCCGTGGCGGAAAGCGTCGTCTGCTGGAAGTATTCACCCGCCACCGCCGTGTGTGTGCCGCCGTGGATATTGATTTCGCACACGATG